GCGGGTTCGATGGCCTTCATCAGGGCGTCGTCGTCCTCGACCGGCAGGAGATCCAGCGACCCGAGCGATTCGCCGGGCAGAGGAAGGTTGTAGGACCAGTCCATGACGAGGACGGCGAGGAGGCCGTCGGTCATCTCGTAGGCCATCTGCACGACGCGGTCGGTGTCGGTGACCATGCTGATGGCGCGCTTCTTGTCGCCGCGGCGCAGCGTCTTCGGGTCGCGTAGCTGGATCCAGTTGCCAGAGGGAAGGGTGATGCGTTCGGTGGTGGACATGGGTGCTCCGATGCTCCGATGGGGTGGTGCGGTCCGGTCAGAAAGTGCCGGCCGGGACGTTGTTGGTGACGCTGACCTTGATGGGGCTGTAGCCGCCGCTGCCACCCGCGTTGGTGGTGTTCAGGACGGCCATGAAACTGCCCTGGTACTCGACGGCGCTCTTGGTGCCGTCCGGGTCCATCTGAGTGAAGGCGGCGATCTGGCAGTCGACCTGAAACGTGATCTTGTTGGTGCCGGTGAGGCCGTTGTCCAGAATGATCTGGAGCTGGGGCTGGGTGTTGTTCAGCATGTACAGCAGCGGCGACTCGTCGGCGGCCACGAAGTTCAACTTGCCTTCCACCGAGAGCCCGCCGCGCTGGATCACGTAGGGGTTCTGCGTGCCAGTAACGGTGAAGTAGGGGTTGAGCTCCCGCTTGATGGTGAGTTCGCCGTCGGTCACCGTGTTGATTAGCGTGCCGCCGCTCGCGGGGCCGCCGATGCCCAGCAGCATCCGCCACGACGCGACGGGCAGCACCGTCGACGGGTTCGCGACCGGCGTCACTCCGGCAGCGACGGACGGCCACGTGGTGGCCTTCCCCGACCAGGTGAGCAGCTCCGACTGTGCGTTCCATTTCAGGCCCAGCTCGGAGAAGCAGGCGCCCGGGTACTGGCGGGCGCCCGAGGTGGCAGTGGGGCCGAGGAAGTGCGTGATCGTGTGGGAGATCGGCTGCCCCGACCCGGAGTTCAGCAGGCTGTGGGCCTGCGTGTACGGGCCGGTGACCGGCTGGACCGCCTCGGCCGAGGCGTGCGCGAACGCCAGGCCGCCTGTCGGCGTGGACAGGGGGATCGTGTATGGGCCTGTGCCGCTGGGTGTGCCGGTGGTGAAGACTTCCGCCGTCGGCCCCGTGCCGATCTGCACGATCGTTGAAGCCGGGATGCTCGCGGTCGTGGAGATGCTGGTCGCGCCAGCCGCCGCCGCAGCGGAGAGCGTGGTGCCTCCGGATCCGGTGGAGGTGCCGGTGACAGCCTTGTCGCCGAGGATGTTCCGCAGGAAAAAGCCGAGGCCGTCGCCGTAGGCGGGGCCGCCGAGCTCAAGCTCGGCCGTCTTGACGCCCTGGATCTTCGCGAACGCGTCGGTGGCCATCGACCCGCGCCAGCTCTTGTCGTCGAGCCACGTCGGGTTGTCCTTCGGCTTCACCTCGTCGACCAAGACCGTCGCGGTCATCGCCACCGCAGTGCCCTGGGTGGTCTCGTTGGCGATGCCGACGAACTGTTTGGCGGGTGCGAATGTGGTGGGAGTCGGCACCGGTCACTCCTCGCTGGACGGGGCCGGCGCGTTGTCGGCGGCCTGGTTGGGCTTCTTCTTCGTCTTGGTCCAGCGGCCGTCGTCGGGCGGGCCGAAGGGCCAGTTGAAGACGGTTGCGGTGACGGCCGGCTCGCCCGGGTCTTGGTCGGTGGCCGGACGGGCCGCCCGTTCCGCGCGGGCGGTGAGCGGCACGTGCGGGTACACGCAGTCGGTGGAGTGCGTGTACTCGTACACGCCCGGCTCGGCCCTGGGCTGTACGGCGGCGGCTGGGGCCGCAGCCTCTTCGGGCTGCGGCGTCGGCTCGGGCTCGTCCTTCGTGGACTTGGCTGTGGGCATGCGGACTCCGCAGGCAGAGAAGGTGGTCAGGAAGAAAGGGCGTGTGGCCCGGCTCACGCGTTGACGAACTCGATCGCGGCGAAGGAGATCTCGAGGAAGCTCTTGGTCAGCTCGGCCTTGGTCTCGGGCTGGCCGTACCGGAAGTCGATGCCGCTCGTGCCGCCGTCGACGTGCTCGCCGGCCTGGAACACGGCTCCGCCGAGAGTGCGGTCGAGGCGCATCCACTCAACGATTCCGTCCCGCAGCGCGTACACGTCGTCCTGGGCGTCTTCGGCGTGCGCGGTGCGGGAGCGGATGTAGCAGTTCAACGTGACCTCATAGTTGATCTGCTTCATGCCGTTGTGTTCGCCGCCGAGCGCCTTGCGGAACTCGCTGTGGCGCGGGATGAACACGATGATCTGGCAGCCGGTTCGCGCGCCTGCGGGCTGACCCCAGTAGTAGTCCTCGTGGGCGTCGCGCTTGGCCCACGCCCGCCGCACGACACCCACCCCGTACTGGACCAGCGGCGAGGACCGGTAGGTGCGAGTGGCCGGGTCGTAGGGGCCGCCGAAGTAGCGGCAGATGCCATCCAAGGCCGTCTGAACGCTCACCGGTTCACCCCCCGACTATCGGATTCGCTGGTACCGGGACAAGATCCGCTCCGCCTCTTTCACCAGACCGGAGCCGTCCTGGCGGGGGTCGTTCTGCCGGGTGCCGGACGACAGAGCCGTGTCCGGGTAGGAGTCCTCGTGCGAGGTGTCCGGCCGCAGCAGCGCGCTCACCGCATAGTTGGTGACCGCGAGCCGCATGTCTGTCGGCATCGCGGAGACGTCGTGCCCCGCGGCGTGCGCGAACGTCGTCGCGGTTGCGAGCGTCACCGTGGCCGGCACGATCGGCGTCGTAGCAGCCGGGGGAATCCACGATGTCGCGACCGTCACGTCCTCCTCGAAGCCCGGATCCCAGATCCGGTACGACTGCCCGGGCAGAATCCCCGTCGGATCGGCGACCGTCAGCGTCGTAGCTCCCGCAACGATGCTGGCCGTTGACTGGGTGGCCACCCATCCTGCGGTGTAGACGAGTTGCACGAACAGGTCGCTCCCCGAGGCGGGGGTGCCGAATTGCAGCGCCCCTGACCACGCGCCGCCGGCTCCGCCGATGGGAATGACGATGGTCCGGCCCTCTTCAATCCACACCTGCGGCGACGTGAGCGTCGTCAGTGCGGTCGGCGTCCACCCATAGGCCACCGACGCGACCGCGATGACGGGGGTGTTGTCGGCGTGCACGCGTAGATTGCCGTAGCGGTCAAGGCGCGTCCGACAGTTCTGGGTGACCGTGTGCGCGCCCAGGTTTTGACCGGCCCGGTTGTCCGCCCAGTCGGAGGCCATGAGCAGCAGGTTGACCAGTTCGGCGGTCTGGTCGGAGGCGAGGCTGGATCCGGAGCGCAGGTCGTCCAGATCCAGGTAGGTGGGGTGCGCCTTGAATGCGTCTGCCCCCACGTATGGGATCGACGGCATCATCCCACCCCCGATCTGGTTGGGTCAGTCACGTATCCAGGAGCCGTGCTCGCATCCGACAGCGAACGATCCCTCGGGCCAGCCGTTGGGGAAGCAGTTGGGGCACGGATTTTCGACGGCCTGCAGGTCGCTGCGTTCCGGCTCGGTCTCGGCACCGCCGTCCGGGCCGGTCTCCTCGTCGGCGAGAGGTTCGAGCGTCTCGTCGTCGGTCTTGGGTGCGCTCTGGGCGCGCTTCCTCGGAGGCATCAGCCCTCCCTCTCGCAGGTCCCGCGGCAGCGGGAGCACGTCTTTACGTAGGAGCCGAACCCGCAGTCGGGGCAGCGGAAGCCGCCGCGGGGCCGGCCGCCGAGGTTCGCGGGGAAGGCGCCCATCTCGCGCAGCGCCTTGATGTGGCGGGGGTTGTCGACGGTGACGGTGCCGTCGCTGCTGGGCGTGTAGGAGCCCAAGTGGGCGCCGGTGCGGGCGCCTTCGAAGTCGACGCCGCGCACGGCGCCGTCGGGCAGGCACATGCGCGCCATACCGGCTTCTCCTTCCAGGGGGTGCTGGGGCCCGCGCCTCGGAGCGGGGACGCGGGCCCCAGCGGTTCACGGGGTCAGGCGTCAGGCAGCCTTGATGCCGGTGATCGCGCCCGACCAGGCGGGGGCGTATCCGACGAACGTGCCGAACCAGTAGGACGAGGACTCGTAGGCGAACTGGGTGACGGGCCAGTCGATGCCCATGAGGTCCTGGACGTTCCACACGGCCCAGCACTCGGAGACCTGGGAGTCGGGGATCGGCAGCGTGTCCGACATGATCACGCAGTTGCCCTGCGGCATCCACGGGTGGACCTCGACGGAGACGCCCTTGCCGGTGACCTCGTTGACGATGGTGTTGACCACGTCGCCGAGGGTCACGCCGGACACCTCGTCCTGCGTGATCGTCATCCGGTAGTTCGACGACGAGCTGGTCTTGAGCGCGTCCGACAGCTGCTTGCGGTCGGAGCCGTTCATCAGCGTCCGGTCCGGGTCGGCCTTCACCGCGGCGTACAGCGCCGCGAACGCCGTCTGCCACTCGCTGCCCGGGTTGCTGGTGGACAGCGCCGCATTCAGCTGCTTGGTGTAGCCGGAGTTCGCGCCGGTGCAGATCGGCAGGATGCCGTCGTAGCCGTTCGCGTAGGCCGACGTGTCCGCGGTGACTGTCGACGCGGCGGTGCCGGAGGTCGGCAGGGCGCCCTGGACGGTGAACGTGTTGTAGCCGGAGCGTCCGACGTACCAGCGGGAGGCGTCGCCGGGGTCGGAGGCACCCGTCGACACGTACACGCGCATGCCGGTCGCGCCGGCCGGGAGGGTCGCGGTGACGTCGACGACCTGCCCGTTGCTGACCGCGACGGTCGCCGCCGAGGACAGAACGGACTGGCCGAAGTCGCCCGCGTCGGCGGTGACCTTGATGTAGAGGCTAGTCGTGGCACCGGAGATGCCGGTCTCGCCCGCGGCGGCCGACCGGGCGGTGCCGGTCACGCCGGTCGGCGCGGACAGGGAGCCGAGGAACCCGCTTGCGGTGCCGCGGCCCATGAGGAGCATGCGCTCCTCGAGGAGCATCGACGAGTACATCAGCGACGTGCGGGACAGCTGTCGGATGTCCTGGAAGCCCTGGCCGGCGTACTGCGCGGACCAGGTGACCTCGTCGGAGACGGAGAACTGGCTGTAGGGGACGGTCTGGTCGTCACCCGCGTAGGAGATCTTCGGGCCGCGCGCGTAGTACAGGCTGTTGGACGCGCCGGAGGGGGCGAAGTTCGTCTGGGTGGTGTCGGCGATACCGGGGTGGATGTTGGCGACGCCGCCGGTGCCGGTTCCGGTGAAGCCGGTGATCCGCTTGAAGCGGTGCGACAGGCCGACGCCCTTCTTGCGGACGATGCGGTTGCGCAGCGGAGTCGGCCGCGGCGTTAGCATCTTCGCCGGGGCCTCGAGGTCGAAGGCCACCAGGCCGGTGCCGACCGGGGAGGACGTGGTGATGTCCTTGACGAGGTCCGGCTGCTGCGCCTTCAGCTGGTCCAGGGCGTCGGTGACGGAGGCGAGAGCCTCCGCGCTGATGCCCTTGGTGAGCTCTGGCGCCTCAAGCGCCTTGGTGAGCATCCCGTAGGCGTTCGTCGGCCGGGACGTGAAGTCGATCCCGTGCCCCTGCGAGAACGCCGCGGTCACGTCCTGCGGGCCGAGCGTGCGGGTCGGCGCCGTGTCGACGGCCTTCATCAGGGCGTCGAAGCGGGTCGCAACGTCGGCCTTGGACAGCTTGGGGGCGTCCGGCGAGTCGCCGAACAGCACTTCTGCGTTGGGCAGAGCCACAGCGGGCTCCCTTCATGAAAAAGACCCCGCTGTGGGGGTCGGGAAGCGATCGGGTGGAGGGCGCTTAGGCGTCGGCCTTGGCGAGGAGTTCCTGGGCCTTCTCGCGGTAGCCGTCCGCCAGATAGCGGTCGGAGCACGCGTCGGCCTTCTGTAGGTACTCGTTCGCCTGTGCGCGGAGGAGGGTGGCGTCGCTCTTGCGGGCCTCGGCCTCCTGGAGGGTGGTGCGGGTGAGCACCGGTCCGCCCGGCTGCGGCAGGGCCTTCAGCTCGTCGATGGTCTGCTGCGCCTTTGCCAGGTCGGCCGCGAGCGCGGTGGTGCGCTCCTCTGCAGCCTTGTTGGCCTCTGCGACAGCGGCCTTCACCAGCTCGGTGACGTCTGCCTTGGTGAGCGTGGGGATGTCGGACTTCGACGCCTTCGCGTCGTCGTCCTCATCCTCGTCTTCGTCGTCCTCGTCGCCGTCCGTGGCGGCGGGGTCGGAAGTCTTGGGGGTGGGCTTGTCGGCGAGCTCCATGTCGGAGCCACCGTTCTGCTCGGCTTCCTCGCGGTCCTTGAACCACTTCAGGGAGCGGACCGCGGAGAGCAGGAGGTCGATGTCGCAGGCCTCGTTCATGTTGCCCTCGGCGAGGGACTCGGCCTCGGCAATGATGAGCTTCGCGATCACGGCGATGGCCTGGTCGGCGCCCGCGATGTCCTCGGTCTCGTCCTCGCCGCCCTCGGAGCCGTCGCCGTCGTCGGCCTTCGTCAGCGACGGGGCGAGGGCGCGCACGTCGCGCAGCACCTGCTCGGCCTTCGCGACGAGTTCCTCGTCGTCGGCCTTGTTGGCGTCCTTGAGTGATCCGTCTGCCTGCCAGTTCTCGGGCACCATGGCCTCCAGTCCGAGGGCCTTGGCCCGCTTGATGATGTGCTTGCGGATCTTGTCGTGGTCGGCGCCGCCGCGGCCCACCGCGCGAATCGCCTTGCGAAGGTCGCTCTTGGTCTGGATCGGGTACGAACCGTCTTCCATCGCGGTACCTGAGGCTGCAGCCTTACGGCGGCCAGCCGCCGACAGATCCGCTTTCTCCACGGCCGCGGGCTGCGCGGCTACGTGGACGTTGACCGTGAGCTGCGGCGAAGCTTCCGCGTCCGCCTTCACCGTCTCCGCCGTGACGGTCGCGCCACCGTCGGCGAGGCGGGCGAGGGCTTCCTTCACCGGCATGGCGAGCCGGTCATACAGCTCAGCCGGCAGTCCGAAAGCCTCGGCGTCGGACTTCTCGACGACCTTGGCATCTTCTATGAGCGCGAGGTCCTCCGCGCCATCTGCCTTGGCCGCGATGGAGAACAAGGTGGTCGGATTACAGGGCCGATCAACCACGGATACCTCGATCACGTCACCGGCCACGACCTCTCCGCCGGGAGCGTCCGACTTACCCATGACGACCTTGGGGTTCTTGATGCCCACCGAGAAGCCCTTGAGGACACCGTGCTCGATCTTCTTGACGGCGACGGGGTCCACGATCTTCGCGGTGAGGTAGTGGGCGCCGTCGTCGCCCTTCGACAGGCCGACGCCGACACCGACCGCTCTGCGTGGGTCGTGCTGCTCGCGGACTCCGCCGCCTTCGGCCAGCCATCGAGGCATGGCCTCGTCCAGCCATGTGTCGGAAAGCCTCTGCTGGTCGCGGTCCAGCGCGGACGAGGCGGCGGGCCCGTAGACGGTGAGTGTGCCGTCGTCGTCCTTCTCGGATTTCGTGATCGGCGCCCACGCGTAGGCGACAGTCATGTGCGGCTCCTTCCGGTGAGCGCGCGATCGGGTAGGTCAGAAGCTGCTGGTCTCGGGAAGCAGGCTGCATCGACATGACGGGTGCTGTGGCGGCGCCGTGGCCCCGCTGGGGAAGTTCGCGCCGACCGGGATCGGGCCGGCGGACTCGTTGTTGATGCAGAGGACACACGTCCTCTGGTCTGCGGCTACGAGCCAGGACACCTGTGTGATGCCGTTGGCGCTGTAGGTGTTGAGGGTGGCCGCGGAGACGGCGCGGGAGATCTCGGTGACCGCGACGCGTTCCGCCCACGCCGGATCGTCGAGGACATCCCGCAGTGCCCCAGCCAGCGTGTCAGCGCTATCCCCGGCCGCCAGCGCGTCCGACAGCACCTGGGCCAGCTTGTCCATGCGGTTGGCAGCCACCGACTTGATGGTGATCCCGGCGTCCGCGAGGAGCGTCTCGAAGCCGTTGGCGACGCCTGTCGGCTGTACGAGCCGTGCGGCGTCTGCATGCCCGGGCTTCCACGTGGACCAGTCGACGACGGCGTTCCCTTCGAGGACCGCCATCGCCGAACGTTCCCCGATCACGTACCCCTCAGCGTGCAGCTCGTGAATGAACACCAGCGCGGCGGCGAGGTTCACGCCGTGCGCGGTGAGCCAGCCGACAGCGTCGTGGTCTGTGCGAATCACGGCCTCGTCGCCGCCGGCCTGCTCGACGCTGTCGAGGTCTGGCTCGTCGTCCTTGGTGAGGATGGCACGTTCGGCGATCCACTGCTCGGCCAGCCGCCGGGTGTCGACCGCGTTCCGCATGGCACGTCGGATGCGCGGAACCCAGTAGGCGACGGCCTTCTGGTCGGGCCCCCAACCCGGCCAGTCGCGGGCCGAGTCGAGGTCAGCGGCTTTTGGGCCCGGCTCACCGCCCGCGAATACGACCCGGTTGTCGAAGACGAGGTCGGGGGCGTCGGCCTTGGTGACGACCTGGAACTCGAACGGGCGTCGCGGGTTGGGGTTCTTCTTCGACCAGCGGCGGAACGCGGCGAGTTCGGTCTTCACGGCCGCCGATTGCTCGCGGCCTGCCTGGGGAGTTGGCTCTTCCTCGTCGTCGGCGCCATCGCCTGCATCCGAGGCCGCCTCGTCAGGGACAGGCTGCTCGCCGGTGTCTCCGCTGCCTGGCGTGAGCGGAACGCCCGGCTTGGCATAGTCGGAGGCGCCTTCGAGGAAGACGACACCGCGGGTGGTCATGACCATCGGCATGTCCGCCTCGGGGAACGGGTACCTGGGTAGGCCGATCCTGTCCCGGTCCTCGTTCAGGGTCATGCGGCCCCACACGATGCGCTGCCGGGCCACCTCGTCGGCCGCTGCTTCGTCTTCCTCCTCAAGGCCGAGGAACCGGAACTCCAACTCCTGCGGCATTCCCAAGTGTTTCCGGGAGATCGTCGTCAGCAGTTGCTGTAGCCAGCGCAGCGTGGGCAGCGTGGCCTTGCGGTGCTGCACGTCCGCCTGGCCCTCGTGCCAGCCGGTCGAGCCGAGCCCGTTGGCCTCGGTGAAGCCGAGTTCGGCGATCGTGCAATCGAAGTGGGAGGCGATCTGCTTGATGAGGTACAGGTCGTACTCGGGCTTGTACTTCTCGGCGACGTCGGCCATGACGTCGGGCGTGAAGCCAGGCGGCAGCACCCGCAGGCGGTGCCGTTCGGCCGTTTGCCCCGAGTAGGCGTCGTTGAGGCTCCGCTCGTACTCCAGGATCTGCTCGGCCGTCCAGCCGGTCAGACCGCTGTTGCTGATGAAGGCGGTGGGCACGGTGCCCTCGGTGTACTCGTCGCGGATCCACTTGCGGCGGCGTAGCCAGACGTCGATGTCTTCCAGCGCCTGCTCGACAGCGCTGTACCCGTACTGGGTGAAGGTGCGGACGTTGCGCCGCTTGTAGATCAGATGGTCGGAGCGGTAGCCGTTGACGACGTTCCCATCCGGGTCGACGTCAGCGACGAACTCTCCGCGGGGGAAGCCCCACAAAACCTGCTGATAGGCGGGCTGGGGCGGCTGCGGGCGGCCACCGGTGTTGTCCCGCAACACCTTGATCGTGGAGCCGTCGATGATCTCCAGGGCGTACAGGTCGTCGCCGTAGGTGCGGCGCGGGTAGATCGCGATCGCGTCGAGAACAAGGTGCTCCTCGAGGAGCTTGGAGATCCACTCGGTGAAGTTTTCGCCTTCACGAGGGTTGGGCTCCTCCCAGAACTTTGTGCAGCGGGCGATCTCCGGGCCGAGACGGCGTCCGAGTTCCGCTTCGACCTCTGCCCGGCTCATGCCCGGGTTGTCGGCCTGCGCTTTCTCCGCCGCACCCTGCTCGATGGTGATCGTCCAGTCGAGGGTGGCGACCTCCGCCTTACGGATCTCGATGCAGCGGCGCGCCAGACCACCGACGCCCGCGGCGTCCCGGAGCACCTTCCACGGCACGAGCCGGTCCGTGATGCCCGGCAGGTTCGTGGAGACCGGGTATTCGGTGAGGCGCGGCTCGGGACGGCCGGTGTCCTGCCGGACCGGATCGAGCGGGGCGGGGATGAGTGGCACGCCCGGCCCGAAAGCGACCATCGGGTCCGTGCGGGGCAGCGGGTTCATGACGCCCGTGACCTGGCCGTTGACCGAGGCGGAGCCGAGGAGAGCGGCCACCTGCGCGGGAGTGAACGTCGCCGCCGCGGGCACGCCGGCACTCTTGGTGGTGTCCGGCTCCTGCGTCTTCCGGCGCAGGGATGGGAACCAGCGAGCCACGATTCACCCCCTGGTCATCAGGCTGCGGGTCTTGGCAGTGCCGCGTTCTGGTAGGCGCGCAGGTAGTCCATGGCCTGCTCGGCGCCGGCCTGTCCGGCGAGGAGTCGGTGCAGGGCTTGGCTGGTGGCGTCCACCTGGTCGTCGTGGGATGCGTTCGGGAACGAGATGTGTTCGACGACGTATTCGTCGATCC